AACACCGTAAATCAGTGCGTAGCGCACCTCTCACCCTACTACCTCAACCCTTACGGGAGCAGAGCGTTGACGAAGCCGATTTGTTCTTCGTCCACTCTTGCTACTAAGGTAGATTTGTACACCTCGCTACTCACTCTCCGAAGAACACGCGAACTATGGAGTGTTTGGAAAAACACATCCCAGTCACGTGCTCGAAGAGAGCGATAAGCGGGCATCTGTCTAACCTGGCAGCCAAGGGCGACCGAAAGCCGCCCCGGCTTGCACAGGTTACGACAAATGCGTCTTAATGACCTAAGCGTATGGCGCGGTGGTGACACAAACAATTGTGGACCGTACCGCACGTACTCGCCTAGCTCATAAGAAGGTGGCCTGCCCGTGTCGACAACTAGCCTTGTAGTTGTCGCCCCAAGTAAGATCGGGGGCACACACGACCAAATCCTTGATCGAAGGGTTTCAAATGGCCCAGCATAGATGTATGATAAAATAGCCACCTTATTCAGGACGGCTATTAAGTCATTGAAAGTATGCACCCACCTTATATCAAAGGCGGTAACATAACCTTCACCATCTATGTAGTGGGCGCCACAAGATTCCCTATAGCCAGTCCCGATGTTAGTCTTTTTCAGATTAACACGGAAACCAGCTATTTTCAAGTTATCAACCACGGCCGCAGCATCCGACAAACGACAGATTATATCGTCGCCGAACACGGTTGAGGTGGCATCAAATGATCTGGTGAGAGCAGTTAAAACCAGAGTCATTAGGTCAAAGGTAAACCCGTTGCCCATGCTAGAGACTTTACGTACCACATGAAAGTGGCCGTCGGGTCCAAAGGTCATGTCTGACCGGCTAGCAAGCACTTGTGAAAGTACTTTTCTAGGCAAAAGGTAATGTATTAACCTAAGGCTGATTGTATCACTACAATCAGAAAGATCGATAGTGGCGATTTTATCATCACTTATTCGACTCCTATGCACATCTGCAAGGAAGTCGAGGTCGATCCCGAGGTTGTCTTTTAGACAACGTCGTATTCCGAGTCCAACAGCTCTCTGCACAAGCATATTGCAAAGAGGTTCAAGGCAAATCGATCGATCCTTTAGATTATTCTTGGGAACGGTCGACCACCTATTGCCATATACGTAGGTGACAATACAATGCAGTTTAAATTTGAAAATCTGGAAAGCAGTATCGTTGCTTGAACGGTAATGCCTCCATAACTTTCTATTTATCTTGCGTGTATCCCACCCACGTATCATGCAGTAGCTAATAAAGCGCTTCTTTACACTAAACTTTAACGCATGATGCACGTAAGAATAACGTGCGAACATGTCGAAACAGTCGTGTGTGATTGTCCATATCGTCGTCAGCTTACAAGCTAGCGAGGTATACGGACCGAGTGGCTCAAAACTAGAGCCATTCGTGAACACAAGGGGACCAATCCTATAATTGGAAAGGACCTTGTGGACAAAAAGGCGCGCTTTTGCCCAGTGTGGGCCTAAGATCTCTTCTTGGGAAGAGAGCATCTCGTCATCTTTGAGCCACCGCACCCACGCGTC